TCTGCCCGCCGCGCATCGCTGCGCGTGAGCCTGCCCGCGAGGTCCAATTCCTTGTCCGTCATGCCGGTGACGTCGCGCTCGTCCTGCTTCGTGAGCGCCGCTTGCATGGCCGAGCCCATCGCGGTCGGGGCCGCGCGTTCTTCGTGCGCCTGGTCGATCTGTAGGCGTTTCAGCGCCTCGTCTTCTGCGTTCGTCGGCGTCTTGTCCTCCATCAACCCGCCAAAAGTGTCCATACCCGGCGGCGTTTCGCGCTTTGGCGGCACGATTGGTATCACCGCTGGAACAATCGGGCCTTTGGTCGCATCGGCTGCGGCTTGAATAGCGGTGTCGAGGTCGGGGGCTGCGGAGATTTTGGCGAGCCCGTCCTTGGTGATGGCGTCCGCAGAGGCGGGTTCGACTGGCATCCCGCGCACGAGGTTCTGATCGCTCTGCGCCGTGGTTTCATCGAGCAGGATCGGCGCTTTGCCAAGGATCGCCACGGTGCTGTTTTCAGACCATGCCGCCGCCGCTTTGGGGTCTACCGCCTTGATCTCGTCAAACACGATCTTGGCCGCGGCGATGCGATTGGCTTCCGGCGTATCGGGGTCTGTCAACGCATCGGCGATTTTGCCGTTACGCTTCGCTCTGGATGCGAAACCGGCGAGGCCGAAGGGGCCGAGCAGCAGCGTCATGCCGAGCGCAGCTTCGGCACCCTGCACGCCTTGCGCGAATGGGTCGTTCTGTTCCGGGTTGGCGGCGCCAAACCTGTTTTCGACCCACGCCTCGCCGTAGTTCTGGCCGAATTCGGTCGAGGCTTCAATCGCCGTCGTCTTCGGCAACTGCGTGATGAAGGGCTTCCATACGGCGGTATCGGTCACGCCCTTGATGGCGCTATCGACCGCGCTCTTGCCAAGCGCCTTGCCGAAGAGGCCGAATAGTTTCAGCCCGGCCACGTCTCCGAGCGTCTCCCCGCCGCCTTCGATCATCAGGTTGATCCAGCCCGCTCGCCTCGCGTCTGGCTCTGGAACGCCCGATTTGATGAGCTTGTCGTAGCTCTCCTGCGCCTGGGATGCGCCGAATAGGCCGAAGGTGCCAGCAGCGAGCGCGGTGCCGGCCGCAGCCACCCCGAGCGGCGCGAGTGCGGCGCCAGCAACCATCGGAACCACCGAGGGCGCAATGGCGCGGGCACCCGCAGACAACGCGCGGCCAATCAGCCCGCGGCCTTCGGTTTGTGGGGCAAGGTCTGGGCTTTCTTTCTCGCGCTGCGCGGCCCAATCCTGGAGCGCCTGGCCCTTTTCGTAGGCCGGATGTCCCGGCTCGCTCATCCATTGCATCGCCTGCCCTACCTGCTTTGGCAGATCGATGGTTGCGCCGGCGTAGAGTTGAAGCGGCACTTCCTTGAGCAGGCTGCGCGGCTCCTGCGCCTGGGGTTTCGCCGCCGGCGCCGTGGCAAACTCGGCAAACATGTTCTGCGGCGGCGCGCTCGCCTTGGGCGCGAATTCGGCGAACATGTTCTGCGCCTGGTCGTCGATCCAGTTCAGGGCCGTACCGCCGCCGAACTTGCTCGCGTACTCGCCTTCGAGAATGCCGCGCTGCTTCGGCGTCAGGTCGCGCCTGGCAATCTCGTGCTCAAGCGCTGCCTTCGATTCTGGCGATACCGAGTCGGCCTGATCCGCCGCGCTTTCCTCTGGAGTGAGCGCCGCGCGGGCGCGCAGGTCTTCGTAAGTCCGATACGAGCCCGGATCGGCCGGGTTGTGCTCGAAGTCGTCGAACATTCCCATCAGATTCACCGATTACGGATTGACCCAATCACTGCGCCAGTCGGCGCGCTGAGCGCCTGCTGGTAGGCTTGAAGCGCCTGATCGGCCTTGCCTTGCGCGTCCTCCAGGTCTCTTTTCGCCTGCTCGAAACCAGCCGGGTCTTGCTTCGCCTTCAAGGTGCCGTAGGTCTGGAGCTTCGCTCTTGCCGCAGAGACCGCATTGCGCGCGGCATCGACATCGGTCCCGGCGGGAATATCAGGCTGCGCGGGCTGCGCCATGCGCGGGGTGACAAGCGCAGCGGGCCTCGCTGGCGTCTTGGGCGCTGCGGGCGTTGCTGTAGGCGCGTTGAGAATCGCATCGGCCTTGCCGGCGCCGAATACCGCATCAAAGTCGGTCCTGGCTTTCGGGTTGTCCGCGTTCGCCTTCAAGCGCTCGATCGCGGCAGCAGGCGGGGCGCCAGCAGAGCCAGCAGCAGGGACCGCGCCTCGAAGTTTGCCCGCGATCTCAGGGTAAGCGTCAGAGAGACCGTTCGCAAGCGGTTGCCCGTTCAGGTTCCAATCCACCCTCGGGGCGCCGGCTGGCGTCGCCGGTTCGTTCGCCGAGAACCAATGCCCGACTTCCGGCTTGGCCGGCGCACCTGGCCGGATGACGCCGATGGCCCCGGTATTCTGATCGACCATGTACGGATTCCCGTCGGCATCTTTCTCCACCGAAATCTTGGGCATCACCGGCTTTTGGGCTTTGCCGTACTTCAAGCCTTCCGAGATGGCGTCGGCTTCGGCGTTCCAGCGCTTGGTGAGCGCTTCGTAGTTCTTCGACTGCGCGGCTCGCAATTCAACCTGCCCAGGCGCTTCGGGCACCGCAGTCTTCGGCGCGGTGAAGTCGGACACCCCAGGCATGCGCTCCGTCACCCCTTCTGGCACAAGACGCGGCGTGTTCTGCGCGACTTTGATCTTGCCCGCGGTCTCGATGTCTGCGAGCGGCTGCGCGGTTTCCATCTTCAAGCTCGATTGGAGGCGGGCAAGCGTTTCCTCGCGGGCCGCGATAGCCGCTTGCCGCTCTTTGTCGAGGTCGAGTTCGCCCAGTTGCTTCTGGGCTTGGAGACCGACTGCTTCGCCGGCCTGTCCGAGACCTTCAACTGATCTGGCCAACGCCATTCCGAGAATTCCGGCCATGTCAGTATCCAGTTGGTTGCGGTTGAGGTTGCGCCGCTGCCGGCGGCATCTGAGGTTGCGGCTGCGCGCCGCCCGGTTGCGCCTGCGCCTGGGCGCCCTGCTGCTGCGCCTGCTGGAGCATTTGCGCGGCCATCGGCAAAGCCTGCTGGATCAACTGCGGCGTCGAGTCCAGAATCTTCGCCGCCTCGGCAAGTTCACCGATGAAACGCATGATGTCCATCATCGCAGGCTGAACCACCTGCGGCGGCATCGACCCCTGCGACTGGCGCACAAGCTCACCCATAATCAGCGCGGTCGCCGTAGCAAGCCCCTGCGCCGGGTTCTGCGCCTTTTGCATCATCTGGATCAACTGCTCGGAGACGCCCTCGGCGTAGATCGCTTTCATGCCGGCAATGACGACGCGCTCGAAGTCCTGTTGACCGCCTGGCTGCGGCTGGCCGGGCTGCTCGGTGCCCTCGGTCTCGTCTGGGGCGCCGGGCTGCTCGCCTTGTTCTTCGTCGGGTTGCGGCTGCATCCTGCTTTGAATTAATCCTGGCATCTTTGCTTACTCCGTAGCGTCACCGAGCACTGTTCCATGCTCAGACCGTAAACCCTCAGACTCGTGAAGGCATTTTCCTACTTCAAACCCATTAAGAGAGAACCTGAAAACCAAACCAAACGTTTCCCGCTTGACAGCCGTTCAGAATACTGCGCTATAATTGCCTCGCTCGGAGCAAGGACGAGCCGCGTGTCGAAACGCGAAATGACATCGAAAACGAACCCCTACGCATGGGTTTCGGTCGTGTTGAGCAACTCGGTGTCTGCTCTTTTCGACCGCGACTCGGAACCCAGCCGTAGGGGTTTTTCTTTGCGCCGCGCCGTCAGGGCGCGTTAGCTTCATACCGTATCTCGGGTGAACCCAGGACAGAGAGAATCCGTGCTCTGATCTACCGGCTATCAACACGGTCCTCAATGAGGGCAAACGAGTACCTTGATTACTTGGCGCCTGGGCGCTCAGAAGAGGGAAAGAGCCGGTTCTTTGGGATCGCGCATGAAGACGTACATCAACGTAATGATCTTTGAAAAGGACCGCGCAAAGGCGCTCGGAGCCAGGTTCGACATGAGTAGGAAACAATGGTACGTGCCTGACGGTATTGACCTTGAGCAATTCAAAGAATGGTTGCCGAAGGAGTTGGCCGTCGCCTGGCGCAAGCTCAAGCGCAAAAAGAGGAGCAGGAAGAACAGGCGGACTTCCTAGACCTTGGGCGTTCCCCATATTAACTAACGCGACTTCCGATCAAGCCGTTCGCGGAAAAAACGGGTGTGCCATCCGGCCGGCGCAACACCTGCCCCGGCGCGGCTGAAAACGGGATGCTGCCCTTAAAAGAATTGGCCTGCGCGAGCGCAGTTCTTCCGCTCAAAAGGTCCAGATCGGCCTGCCGTTTCGCATCGATCAGCGCCTTGTCTGACTCGGCTTTTTTGTTGGCAGCGATGACTTCGGCAGCGCCCTTGCCCAGACCGCCAATGGCCCCTCCCGCCACTGTTCCGAGCGCCGTTGCGGCCCCAGGGTGAAGATCGGCGAACTTCATCGCTTGGTCGATGAGCCCACCGCCCGAAGACGCCGTGCCGGTCCCCAACGCCGAGGTATCGCCAATCCCGGCGGTCGGATCGGCCAATTCAGGATTGAGGAAGGACTGCGGCGTGGGCGCGGTGCCGCTCAGCCCGGTCTGCGCCGTGCCCTCGGCGAGCGATGGCTGCGCGACGGCTGGCGTCTCGGTGGCAAGAGTGGTTCCGGTCCCGCCTGCTGCTGGCGCGGCTGCGCTGGTTGAATTCCCCGCGACCTGATCGAACACGCTCTGAAAGCCGCCGGTGTCGAAGCTGCCCGCTGGCGGTGTCGTCGGCGTAACCGGCGTGGGTGCTGGTGCGGCGGCCGGTGCGGCAAGCCCTTCGGTGGTTGTCGGGGCGCCTGTGGCTGTACCGCCCGCCGCTCCGCCCGCTACCTCGCCTGCGGCAGCGCCACCTGCCGCCCCGCCGGCTGCTCCACCTGCGGCAGCCCCGACAGCAGCAGGAACGCCAGCACCGAATGCCCCCGCACCCATGCCTGAAAATCCGCTCGAAACTTCGCCCGCCGCTGTACCGCCTGCGCCCGCCGCTTGTCCGGTGAGCAGCATTTCGTCTGTGATTCCGCTGCCAAGTCCCGCTGTCTCGCCCGCGCCGAGCGCACCAGCACCAAACGCGCCCGCCGCCGCCGGCAGGAACGCTGCACCCGCTGCAAGCCCTCCCAAAATACCTCCAAGGCCAGGCCCGAACACGTTACCGCTGCCAGATGGTGCTTTGTAGTCTAGTCCCTGCTGGCCCTGCTGCGCCAACTGCGCGCCCTGCGGGGTCGCAACGAAGCCTTTGTATGCCTGCTGCAACTGCGGGTCGGTCGAGCTAATCAGCCGGAACACCGTCGCAGGCGTATTCCCCGCTGACGCTTTCCCGCCGCTGCTCTGGTACTGCTGCGTGGTGAGAGTGTTGATCTTGGCGAGCGTCGCGGCATCGGGGATATAGTTCGGCCCCGCTGCTGAACGAATCATGGCCGCAAGCTGCGCGATCCGCGGATCGTTCGTGGGCGTGTTCTTCGATGGGTCATATCCCGTTACGGTGCCCTCGCCATCGTAGGCGTATCCAGGGGAATAGCCGATGCCGTAGATGTTCTGAGCGAGCACGTTTTCGAGCGTTGCTGCTGGAGCAGCAGCAGTTGGCCGCGCCTGTCCGCCCGAAATCGCCGATGGCTGCGCCAAGCGTGCGCCAATCAAACTGGGAGGTGCCATGGTTTATCCTTATGTTGGCGTCGGCGCAAAATTGAGGAGCGCGGATAAATCGACGTTACCTATACTGCCAATGATCGACAGCCCCGAATTCAGCATGCTGGTCAGGTTCGTAATCGTGTTCCCCTTCTGCTCCGCGCTCGTGTTCGGGTCGTTCATCACGGCGGAAATCTGCCCGACGATGCCCGAATAGAACCCGGTCGCCGATGCGCTCGTCTGGATCAGGCTCCTGAAGTTCCCCTCGATGTTGGCGAGGTCCGTCGCTTGGGTGCCGCGCAGCGTCTGCAACTGCTGCTGTATCTGGCCCGACTGCGCTTGAAGCGTCGTCTGCGCCTGCGTCTGGGCCGGGATGATGGTGCCCGCCTGCAACTGCGCGCCCTGCTCAGCGAGGGACTTCTGCGCCTGCGTCTGCGTGCCGATGGTGCCTGGCACATTCAGCGCCCCGGTATTGGCCAGGTTGACGCTGGTCGCGTTCCCCGCGTTGAACTGGCCGGCGGTGTTCTGGGCACCCTGGTTGGCTGCCGCGGCATTGGAGTAGGTGGCGGCGTCCGACTGTGCGATCGGCAGCGCGGACTGGATGACGGCGTTCTCCCCTGCCCCGGCTGCGATCGATGAATTGAGCAGGCCGCGCTGGTTTGCGGTCTGCATCGCGCCGGCGCGGGCTTGCTGCATCACGGGGTTATCGGTTGCGAGAAGTCCCGCAAGCTGGCCCGCCGTGGTTTGGGTGCTCGGGTCCACCGTGCGGAGCGACGGATCGTACCCAGTCGCCTGAGCTTGATAAACGTTTCCGCTATCCGGAGAGACGGGCGTTTTCGTCGGATCGGTGTTGAGGGCCTTGGCAATCAAACCAGATGGCATCGTGACGTCCTTAGTATCGATAGAACCAAAACACCTGATCGCCTGCCTGCGGGAGTGATCCAGCGACGAACGTGGCCGTTTTCCCTACAAGATTGAAATTGATCCCGCCGCCAAGGAAGTCTGGTCCATCTTTGTGTTTGGCGTAGCAACTGGCTGCCGGATTCGGAATGTTCGCTAGCACGAATACCGCGTTTCCGACAGCGCCCACGCCGTTAATTGCTCCCGTTGCGACTTCTGCATCAGCAAAATTCAAGCCCAACGACGCAGGCGTTGCCGCTATTGGTTCATATGATGTTTCCGCGGCATTGACCCTTACCAGTTTCAGCGCATTGCCGGTAAGAGGTGCAAGTTTGTCGAATCCTGCGCCAATCGCGCTGAAATCGTTCCTGATCGTGGCGGACGAGCCGAAGGAGGAAGTAGAAGGGCTACCATCAGGATTAAAAAAATTGTTCGGAATGATTTTCTCCTTTTTAGCGCAGTGCGCGGCGCATCTCAAAATGGATCATGGCTGCGGTCACAGTGAAATTTGCGCAGTAGTCGCACACGCTGCGAATCACGAGCGAGATATTCTCAGCCGATCCGCCCAGGTCCGCAGTCTTCGGCAAAAGCTCCGTGCCGTCCCAAAAAAACGCATCCCACGTGAACGCATCCCAACGGACAGGCGAGAAGTCCATCGTCTTGAGTTGGTCGAGCGCCTGGCTGATTTCGGCATTCCCATAGCCCAGGCTGTAGCCGACGTTGAACTCGGTGTAGGTCGATGCCGTGACTTCGAGCGCGAGCCTGCGGTAATGCTTTTTGTTCCGGGGCGCCTTCTGGAAGTTATAGGCGAGGTTGAAATACGCCTCGATCTGCTCGCCGTCGAAGCTCGTGCCCCGCTCCATCTGGAAGACGAAACCGTTATCCGAGCCGAACATGATTTCTTCCGAACCGTCAGATTTACGGCCGGTCGCAATGCAGCGCACCGCGTTCGGGTAGAGAATCTGCCCGATGCCGACGATTTTCTCCCCGATCATGGTGATGAAGTAGGCATAGCCCGAGGTGAAGAACACCCGGTACTGCGACAGGTCGAAGGACACGCAGGAGGCGCATGCGGTGGTTCTTCGTTCGACAAGGGTTTTGCGCACGGCATTCGTCAGCACGCCATGGTAGAAGTTGCCGTAGCGCTGCACCGTCACCAGATTGGTGACACCGCGATCATCGAGGAACACCGACTGCGCCATCGTCTGCGCCGTGTAGGCCACGGCGCCGATGTTCTCGCGGTAGTCGGTCAACTGCCAATCCGAAACCCCGCTGCCGTAGAGCACCTTGATCCTGGCCCGGCAAAAGATCGCAAGCGCGCCGCCTCCTGTAAAACCGGGTTCCTCGCTAAAACCGGTTACGGTATCGCCCATCGCCAACTCGGCCGCGCCGAGGATGACGGACCAGATAAACGGCGTACCAGGTCCAGAGTGCTGCACCGAGCCCAGGAACGAGAGGAACAGTTGATTCTTGTGCGCCGTGATGAATAGCGGCATGTCAATCGTCATGCCGGTGTGAATCGGCGCGAATACCGTGCCGTCGAACTCGAAGGCCGGATTCCTGCCGTCCGCCCCGTACATCTTCTTCGTGCCGGCGGCGCCTGAGAAATTCCAGTTGACGAACTCGAAGCGTCCGCTTGGGTTGAGCGTGATCGCGCTTTGAATCCCGGCGAGGGTGAGCGTTCCGGCGCCCACCGCAGCGGCGCCAGCGGCGAAGTTTCCGCCAACGGGGGCAGAGAGTACGAGCGTCCCGACCGCACTTCCCGCAACCAGGCTGCCAGCCCTGACGACGACGCGGCTGATCGTCGCCGTGACCCCGCCCTGGGTGAGCGTGCCGCCGTCCACGATGGTCAATGCCCCCGTTCCAGCGGAGAACGCGACCTCAAAGCCAAGCGGCATAGCCGCCCATCCAGCCGGCGTCTGCTTGAACATGACGGCTGCCGTGCCGCCCGCATTGTTGCGAAAGGCGTACCACACATCGTTGTAGAGCCAGATGCCGAGCACCTTGCCCGAGCCTGGAACGGCGGCAATGTCGGCGCGGTATTGGTCCGCCGCGAAGTTGAGATACTGCGCCGCAAGGAGCGGGGTCGATGCCCCATCGATGACGGCGAGGCTTGTGGACGCGGCGACTTGCACCCCGCCGATGGTCAGATTCTCCCCGGCCTGGAACTTGGCCGCCGAGAGTTTGGTGAGCACGAAATATGTCGCGGTGAACGCCGCCACAACGCCTGTCGCGCCCGAGATTGCCCCGGTAAGAACATTGCCCGCAGCGACAATGCCCGTGATCGTCGCCTGCAAGACGGCGTAGGCGGCATCCGAAGGCTTGGGTCTGCCGTCGCAGCGCTCGTAGCCGTTCGATCGCCTATAACCGCCAAAGATCGACTGCTCGAAGTTCTGCATCTGCCGGCACTGGCCTGGCTTCAACTCGAAGGGCGGCGTTACCTCGTCCAAGCCCCCGTTCAGGGTGATCTGGTCGATTTGGGGCGGCTGGAGTTGCGGCAGGCGGGCACGCAGGGCTTGGGCGCGGGCCATGGGTTTACGCCAAAGCCCGACCCAGGAGCACGCCGGGGAGCTGGTTTTCTTCCAAGTCCGAGAGCATCGTGCGTGCCTCGCCCTCGGCGCGCTGCTTCACTTCCGGCGCCGACTCGAAGAATGCGTATTTGAGCATCGCCTTGTAGACGATCAGCCGGTGAAACTGCGCGGGCATTTCGGGCACGTCGGCATTCGCCGCCAATACCTGCGCCGACATCTGGTATTCGCCCTGGATGGTGTAGATGTCGTTCGGGTTCGGACCCAGGCACAGGTTATTCTGCGGGTCCACCGTGACATGCACCGGATTGCTACGCGCCAAGGTCTGCACACCGCGCCGGTAGATGCGCCGGAAGGTGGACCATTCGAGCGGAACGAGCCACACTTCGCCCGCCACGCCCGCCGACGCGAGATAGCGGGTGATGCCGGGTTCGTCCAATTCGTTGCGCATCCACCAGCGGGAAAATCGAGTGATGGGTGTCCCGGTGCGGCTGTCGGTGCAGTCGGTGCCTGCGTAGGTGTCGTCGTTCGGCGCGGTGTTGAGTGTGAACCGCGAGCGCAGCCAGCGCCAATTCTGTCTGAGCGACTGTAGCTCCGTATAGGCGTCCGCCACCCAGTTGACGACACGATCGATTTCCTTCGGCTGCGTCAAGACCGTCGTGGGCGGCGGTCCTGAGATGTCGCACTCGCGGACGGCATCCTGCACCAATTTAAGAAAAGTGCTCACGCAGTAAGGGCCTGTCTACAGCGATACGAGCTTACGCCCGTTGTTCACATCGTCCGCAATCTTGACGCCTGGGACGAACGTCAGCGCCTCAGCCACATTGGCTCCTTGCTGTGTCGTTACCTGCACCACGCAGCCGGATGGCGTTTCCATCGCCTTGCAGCTTTTCATCCAGCCTTCGGCTTTGCTGCTCGCCTTACACAGCAAGCGGAACATATCGCCGTTGCCAACAATGACAAC